AGTCGGTGGGCGCAGGGCGTCAAGCCGTGTCCCTTCACTTCCTCCCGCCGCCGTGCGGCTTCTGCCGCTTCCCAGCCGCAAGAAGCGCATTCCGAAGGCTTGCATTTCTGCGCCTTCTCCGGATCAATGCCCAGCAAGCACTTCAAGGGCGGCTTTTCCTGTCGGTTATTCATTCTTCACCCGCTTTCCGCACGAAGGGCAATAATTGAGCGGGTAGCCCTTGCCGTCCTTCATGTAATCCGTTGTCCGTCCGCATTTGCGCCCGTTTACTACTGCGTAGGAAACAAGCGCGGCGGATAAAGCCATTCCGAACCCTGCGGGCTTGCTGTGGTGTTCTTCGATGAACCGTTGAAGCTCGATCGCTTCACAAAACGGACATTTCTTTTTGTCGCTCATTCTTTCACCCGCTCCCCGTTATAGATAACTACCATTGAAGGGAAGGGCGCGGGATCGGCGGCGTTCCCGTCGTCGTCCGTGAACCGTAGCCGCCCGCGCACGAAGCGGATTTCCGCTTTCCCGTAAATGTAATCGTGAAAATATGCCGTGTCCGTCCGCGCTGGGATAAGTAAAACAATCGGATACCCCCCCCGCGCTTCCTCGAAAGCCTTTTGAACCCACTTGCCGATCTCGCGTCCGTAAGGCGGATTGCAGAATACCGCGCCGCCGCGATCCCAGCTTTGCGAAAGCCCGTCCGTTTCCGGTGTGTAATACAAAGAGCATTTCGCCGTTTTGTCGGTCGCCGCCGGATCAAGAGCGAAGCCGAATTCGGCGTTCAGCTTGTCGAAGAAGTCTTGCGGCGTACACCAGCACATATTTTTAGAGGATAGAAGCGCCGCGTTCATTCGTCCGCCACCTCGCTTTCCTCGACAACCTCGCCCGTGTCCGGATCGACGTTCAAGGAACATTGTTCCGGTTCGGTGAATGTGAAGCGGTCGCGGGCTTCGCGCTCTCTGCGTTCCTTTTCGGAAAGGGAAAATTCGCATTCCCGCGTTAAGTCCTGCAAACTCTCCACGAACTGCTGATTGATAACGTCATACGGCATAATCACCGCTTGAAGCAGGAAGCCCGCCTTCGCGACGATATAGGGCATTCCCTCCGCCGTGCGGCGTTCGTAAAGCTCCAGCACGTCCAGCACGTCAGCGACGGGCGAAAGATAGCGGCTTTCGATGAATACCAGCCCGCGCGTTGTGCGGATCGGCTTCAAGGTTCGTCCGGAATAGATGATCGAAATTCCTTCCCGCTCGACGTGCCTTTCCGTTTCGTCGGTGTCCTCGAAGCTGATACCCGCCGGAACGCCCAGCGTTTTCACGAAGTAATTATCGCGGTCTTTCTCCGGAACGTCGAAGATCGTCAAAAGGCTTTCTTTGTCAAGCTGGGGAAGCCCGACAACCGGATAAACCGCCGATCCGTCGCCGATGTACTGCGTTAATATGTCGCCGTCGTCGCTGTACCGCTCGAAGATTGCAATATTCTTGTTCTTCTTGCAGATAGCGGCGATACTTTTAATTTTCATCTTCGCCCCCCCCACTTGATAGCCTGTCCGCATTGCCCGCAAAAGGCATTTTCGTTTTCGTCTGCGTTGTGCAGATATTCGCCGCTTCCGCAATTCGGGCAAGCAAGAACGCCTTTGTCCCCGTCCGGATACGGCGAAGCGGGAATGTTGAGCGCGTCCGCGTCGTTCCGTTCCGCATTGTCCGAAAGGTCAACGCGGGGAACGCGGATCGCCAGCGCGATTTGACAACCGCAAACCGGACAATCAACCGCCGAAAAGCGCGTCGGCGCTTTCGTCAGCATATCCGCCATAGAACGCGGTTCTTCCGCCGTGTAGATGTTTTCCCGCTCCGGTGTGAAGCGATAGCCGCAAACGCGGCATTCTGTCTTTTTCTTGCTGAACATAATTGAATAGCCCCTTTCGTGTGATTTAATATTTACCGTAGACGCGGACGGCGGTTTTCCCGCCATGCGTCGCCGCCGATACGATAGCCGAAGGCATAAAGGAAACGCGCAAGAAGTCCCGCGCGGCGCGCTTCGCAAGCCGCCATGTAATCAACTTCGCGTTCGGCTCTTCCGCCGCCGTGTCGTCGATCGGATATTCGCAAATAAGCACAGTGTTTCCGAACGGGCGGCGCGCCGGACGCTCCTTCATAAACTCTTTGTTGCCTTCCTTGCACTTGATGATTTCAAGCGCCTTCGGGAACTGCCAGCCGCTTTTGTTGTCCTTCATTGTGTGCCGCTCCTTTCAATCTGTGTACGGGCTTTCAAGCGTCCAGCCGAAGCAATCCGTACTTTTCCATTCCGTTGTGAAGTGATTGCGCCGCCCGTCGCCCGTGAAGAAGCAGTATTCCGCCGGAAGCACCCGCCCGACGTTTTCTTCGCCGTCCCGCTCCGCGCGGTATCGTGTCAGCACGTCCGCCGCAAGAAGGGCAAATTCCTCTTTCACGGGATATTCGGGATCGTAGCCGCTGAATTGATATGGCGCTTCGATAACCTCCAGCACCGTGTCGGGGAAGCGCGGATCGTCAACGCGGTTCAGAACGCACCATACAACCGCCGCTTGCTCCGTCGTAGAAGGAACGATCCCCGCTTCGCCGTAGATCAGCTTTGCAAGGGCTTCAACCTCCGCCGCATTCGGCACGTATTCCGCCACCGTCCCGCTCGAAGGAAGAAGAACGGCGGTCGGCTGGTGTACCTCTTCAAGCGTTCCGGCGGTCGTGTCCTTCGGCTTGTCCGCCGCGCCGCTCCCGCTCCACGGCATAAGCGCCGCAAGAAGGGCGGCGACGGTCAGCAATGCAACCGTAAGGGCGACGCGACGGCGAAGCATTGCCCGCCGCCGACGTTGCGCCCGTACCCGCTCCCGCCGGATATGGTAGGCGCTGGCGGTCGGCTCGACTATGTAGCCGCAAGGCACTTCGCAAAGAAACTTCCCGTCCGCGTCTTGCAGGACGGCAAGCGCTCCGCGCGCCCGATCCGCCGTCATTGTTCCACCTCCGACGACGGAAGGGAAAGCCACCATTCCGGATTGTTCCGGAACTGCTCATTCGCGCAAGCGTCGCAATTCTCCGCCGTGCAGGAAGAGCAATAACGCTTCTGAAAAGCCGTGTCCCACGGCGCTTCAATGCAGGGAAGGGAACGAAGGAAGCCCGCCAGCGTGGGCTTGTCCTTCGTGATAGCGTCAAACGCTGTTCTTCTTTCGCTCATGGTGAATAGCTCCTTTCCCGCGTCAAAAAGCAACGCGTATGATCTGCTTGCGGTCTGCCGTGCGGTCAAGCGGGAAAAGCCCCCACGTTCCGTCGTCCCGCTTCTTGCAGTTTTCGGGGATATGCCCGCGAAAGCCGCCTTGCGTACCCAGCACGTTTCCGGAAGTCGTTACAATCCGGAATGCGCCCGAAACGCTGTCTTGAACCCACTTCGCCGCAACGCGCTTCCCGTCAAAAAGGCGGACAGCGCAAACGCTGTATAACTGCGTGTCGGTTTCGCTGTGGCGGAAAAGCGCCTTGAACGCGTTTTCCGCGTGAACCTCGACTTTTCCGGAAATTCCGTAATCTCTGAAAAAGCTGTCGAAGATCACATACTGAACGCGCGCGTCCCACGTCGCGCATTTCATCGGAAGCGGAAGCGCTCTGTATTCTTCCGCCGTCATTGCGGGATAGAAGCCCCGCTTTCCCTCGAAGCGCGCGTCGCCCGCTTCCGGCAAGAACCCCGCGTAAAGCTCGTTGTTAAACTGTGCCATATTGAATAGCTCCTTTCGTATTTCAGCAATTCGCGCCGCGTCGGTTTCCTCTGCGCCGGAAATTCTCTTGCACTGTCGCTTGTGCAAGATCGGCGCTGTACTTCGGGCGGGCGTAGCCGTCAAACTCTCCCGTATAGCCGCGCTTCAACTCTTCGTAGATAGCGGCGGCGCTCCTTTTCAGACGGGCGGCAATGTCAACAACGCGTTCACCCTCTGCATACATTCTTTCGATCTCGCGGCGCTGTTCCAGCGTCAAATAACTGTATCCGTTCAATGTTTTAACCTCCTTCCGCCTGCCTTCGGATAAAAAAATAATGCAGGAAAAACCGTAACGGTTTCTTCTGCATTTAATGATACTCTCAACAAACGCAAAAGTCAAGAGTAAAAGCAGAAAAAACTAAAATATTTTTTCAGAAGGATTCAAGCGGCTTCGGCGACATATCTTTCAAAGAGCGATCCGGACGTTTCAAAGCCTAAAATCTCGCGCGGGTAATTGTTGATCCACGTTTCGACGCGCTGAATATATGCGGCGGTTACTTTCCGGAAGTCCGTTCCTTTCGGCAAGAACCGCCGTATCATTTTGTTTATGTTCTCGTTCGTGCCGCGTTCGTATGCGCTGTACGGGTGGCAATAGTAAACCTTCGTGCGCTTCCGGTCTTTGCCGTAGACGGATTTTTCAATTCCGGCGCAATCCATGAATTCCGATCCGTTGTCAAACGTAATGCTTTTGAATATCTGTGAAAACTTCTTCCCGAAACGGCGTTCTAACTTGTTCAGCGCCGCCACGACGCTGGCGGCGGTCTGATCCGGCATTTTGATAATAATTTCGTTCCGCGTCAAGCGCTCCGAAAGAACGAACAAGGTTTCCTTCGTCCGCTTCTTCCCGCATACGCAATCGCCTTCCCAATGTCCGAAGGTCTGCCGATCGTTGATTTCCTGCGGGCGTTCCTCTATGCTTTCGCCCTGCGGCGCGCGGGCGGCTTTCTTCCGCTCCACCTTGTCATACTTCCGCTTCCGCTCTCCGTGTTCCGGCAAGCTCTCGCGGCTGATCCCGTAGAATATGCCCTTGTCGATGTAATTATAGATCGTCTTTTCGCTGATTTCCGTTTTGAAGGTCAGCCCCAGCCGCTTGATTTCTCCGACGACGGCGGCGGGGGAATAGCCTTCTTCGCCGATCTTCTTTTCGATGAAGGCGGATAATTCGTAATCGTTGCCGATCTTCAATTCGCCGCCTTTGGCTTTGAGGTTTTCGCGGTAACGCTGTTCGGCGATCTCCGGCGAATAGCGTTCTTCGGTCGTCAAGTCGGAATTCAAATGCGTATAGCGTCCGCGCTTCAACTCCCTGTATATCGTTGTGTTGTGGACGTGCAGACGGTCAGCAATCGCGCAAGGCTTCAAGCCTTCTTTCAAGCCCTTTTCGATTTTTAGGCGGTCTGTCCAAGTCAAGTGTTTGTGCATTCTTCCTTCCTCCAGCTTCCGAATACGACAAAAGGGCGGGATTTTTTCCGCCCCCTCCCCCCCCCCTCTTTTTTTCTT